TTGATCGTGCTGGCCGAGTAAGCGCCTACACGGCCCTTCTGGGTGCGGACGGCCAATTGGAACTCATACTGTGTCAGCGCTGAAAGCGTCGGTGTTTCAAAGCTCTCTGCGTCGTTTTCGAGCGGCCCGGCTACACGCCATTCGGTATCAGCCGTTTTCTTCCAGCGGACCATGTAGTTCAGTAGGATGTTGCCGGTAGGCGGAAAGCTCAGTTCTGCTGATGGGCCTGAAATAATGGTCACGTCTGGCGCGTCTGGAACTGGCAAATCATCGTCCGAAGTAGTCTCATCCGATACCGGCGCTGTGCCTTCCTGCGATGTGTCCCACTGGTAAGCAGTGTCTGGCATGGACTGGACCTGAATGGTCGCCCCTTGCAGAATGCCTCCTTCACCAAGAATGAATTTGAAATCAAGGACTTCAAAAACACTGTTGATGCCAAACAGCGGGTATTGGATGCGGATCAGCCGTTCACCGAATGCGGCAAGGCCCATCAGGTTCGTGTTGAACGTCCCTACCCAATTCGGATTTGCTCGGAACCATTCGAGCTTCATCAAGCGTCGTGCCTGGCTGTGCGAAGGAGCCATATTGAATTGAACATCTTTGGCTTCTTCACCACGTTCCGACACATCGGCTTCATCAGCCCAAGGATCTGCGTCAGACGCCTGATAATCCTGATTGATGTCGAGGAATGTTGCCCGGATCGTGTTCGCCGTTGTCATCACATCACGGCCACGGCCCACGTCGATGAACCCGGTGATTGCATCAGAGGTGAGAACCACAGTTGGCTCAGACCACGTCCCGATATCAAGCGTCAAGCCCCCATCTGGCGTCGGTACTAGCTACCATCGCAGCAGCCCAGCATTCGCCCCAGAACATCCGCAGGGCGCTCATCGAGGCTGTATGAACCCCATAGACGATACCGAGGCTCAGTGCCGCCAGCAGCGATAGGAATTGCCTCCGCTGCCCTGTTATACGAAGCCACCCAACCAGCTTGTGCGTTTGGCGTTGTGAAAAGGCTTTCCGGCAGGCGCATACCGTCCTTGTGCGTCATGTAATCCCGGATGACGGCGGCGGCGTTATCGTTCCATGCGACCACACCAGTAACTGGGTTTTTGACGAGAGACGTGCGAGCCACGACACGATAATTCGTGTTCACACCATTCGGAAACAGACTGAGATAATATTCATCACCGACAGCGTACTGACAGGCGAGCAAGGAGGCTATACCGTTGCCACGGTGTGCAGCCGTCCACTGAGGGAATTTCGATGTCAGTTCGCTATAGGCTGTCTCGATTGGCGCACCGAGGCGGGATTGAATGCGCAACAGCGAATTGCCTGTTGTTCCTTCCCGATATCCGCTTGGCGGTACAGGTGTTCCATCTGGTAATAGATTGATCTTCTTGTCATCCAGCCAATATTCCTCGATGGCATCGAATGGCCCCTGCCCCAATGCAAGAACCTTGTAGAAGCCGCCGCTCTGGGTTTCTGCGAATATCCAAGCGCCCGATGTCTTCACGCGCCCATAATGACGAATGCGGGATGGCGTGGGCTGGCGAACCTGCTGCTGCACATCTTCCGGCTTCGGCTGTTTTGGGCGGAATAGAGAGGATGCCAGATAGGAAATACCCAGACCAATAGCCAGACTTCCGAGCGTTGTACCGGCAGCAAGCGTGATTAGGGCAAGCCCTGTCTGCAAGGCAGCGCCAAGGGCACCCGCGCCGACGACCGAAGCGATGATGCCCGAAAGAGCTACTGGCATTGAATTCTCCAAGCTTTCCAGACAGCATCTAATGGCGCACCGATGAAGCCGTTCTCATCATGCGAGAACCAGCAATCACCGGCATGAACTGCCATGCAGAGTTTTTCATTGTGGAGGACCAGGCCAACATCGCCGGTCACAGGCTCACCGGTCTTAATGAACCCCTGCGACCGCATGGCCCGGTTAACCAGAACGGCCAGGCCACCGCTGTCCTTCAATATCGAAGCAGCCCCATCGGCGTCCGAATACTCACGATCCACCCAAGCAAGCGGTGACAGGCCGGTGCACATTCTGATCCAGCGATCCACGGTCGAGACACAATCGGTCTCTCCCCACCGGAAAGGCTTTTGAGCCTCGGCAGCAACAAACTCAGCAATTTCCATGGACAACTTCTCAGCGATGTTTAAAGATCACGGCATAATCGGAGGGCTTCATGAAAAAACTACCTATCCTATTGTTTCCGCTCATTCTTATAGCTTGTGCCAAAGACCCTAAGCAGATTTCAGCTATGCAACTGCCAAGTGATACTTACGCAAGCTATTCCTGCGAACGTCTCGCCCAAGAACACGCCAGATCGACAAGCAATCTTGCAAACGCTGTGAAGCTACAGAACCAGGCTCGTAATGAAGATGTTATGGGCGTGTTCTTGATCGGTGTGCCGATGAGCAGCGCGATGGGCAATGACCGTGAAAGCTGGGTCGCGCAGCACAAGGGTGAACTAGTTGCCATCGAGGCAATGCAGAAGCGCAAAGGTTGCAAATAGAAAAGCGCCCCGTAGGGCGCTCTCCATTAGCGAACTGGCGTCCATACTGAATGAACTAGTCCTTGCGTGTGCTTAGCCAGTAATTCGTAGCTCATCGGGCCATATAATCGCCCTGTATCCAGCCATTGCGTGTACCAGTCGCCGTTTTTTGAACCACTTTCATAACCAGAAACCGGCGGCTTTTATTCGTGTAGGTGACTATCGTGTCATCTACGTTCGGGAACTGATACGACGGATCGTACAATACCCATGATCCAGCACCGCCGAGATACCCGGCGTGGTCATCATCAAGCTCGATCTTGCGAAAGTTGCTGTAATCGGGTTTGAGCGATTTAAGCGGTGCGCCGGAAACCTCCGGCGATGGTTCGTATTTCAGAAGGGCTTGTCCCATGCCGCCCTCCTAATTCACTATGCCAAAACGGTAGCCCCGGCTAGCGTCGGGGAATACCATTATGCAGGATGGCCGATCATCCGGTTCAATGCTTTCCATCGTTTCCGAAATCTCACGCGCCAGACGTTTTGCTTTCACTAACGGGTGCTCCGGTTCGACCGCCAAGGCCACAGATGGAACCGCAACGGCTACACCGACAGCAGGAAGCGCCTGCAACAGAGAACGGCGTGAAATGATGTCTTTCATTATGCCGCCCTCGCCGTCTTATCTACGATCCGTGAAACTCTGAAAGTAAAGCGGAGAGAGTTGGCTTCGCGCTTCGCTTCCGCATAATCCTCTCCATCCCAAAGACCAATTGAACCGCCGTCTGCTTCAATAACATCGACATAGAAGCGTTCCCGGCCGATCATATCAGCCAGAATGCGTGTTCCTTTATCGTCGGTAACTGATGCAGATTTCACAATGCCGCCATTTATCTCAATGTGGCTATACTGGTTAGGCATCACGCTGCCCTCCGATTTACGAGACGGAGCGCCCCTTGAGCCTGCTTTTCCTGTATCCAGCCCCTTATTAGAGTGCGCCCTTCTATATCAAGCCACTCGCGGACAAGGTTCGTGGGGAATAACTGCGCTCTAACGCGGCCTAGCCTGCTAACCCTTGGGCGTTCACCATGGCGAATGCAGAATTGCGTAAGACGGCGAGAGACGCGACCGGACAATCCGCGAGGGTAGTTGGTCGCAACTTTCGCCAGATCGCAAACTTCTCCGGCTGTTACCCCATCAACCATAATCATGTCGCAGACACGCTTTTCAATTTCCGTCACTTTATGCGCAAGCATTCGGGCAATGCCGTCGCTACGGCGAATAAGCTCCAACACTTCATCTGGAAGATTGGCGGTTGCTACCGATCTGCCTTCCATCCGCTCGCGGACAACCTGATTGCACCACATATGGAATTCAGGCGATAGGTATTTCGCGTACGCAAGTGCGATCTGCCAGTGGGCGAGCGTTGCGCCTCCCTTCCCGCGCTGTGTTTTGATAATGTGCCCCACGGGCACATTTAACGACAGCGAAACGGCCTCGATAAATGGAGCGCCCTCCTTCCGCTGCCAATTGGCGGGCCGTTTTCCTTCCGGCTCCCCCGCTGCTTTCCACATGTCCGTCAACGACAGAGTTTCTGCCTTAACCGTAATACCATGTCCATTATAGACAAGCGGCGCGGAATTTTGGATAATGTGAGTATTCATCTGCGGTTCCCTTAAAACCGTGGTTGATGATTACGCCGACGCGCTAACGTCAGCGTGGTTTTTCCATCGGCGGGGTGGCTTCCTACGGCTTTGAACCCCGCCGATGTTCTGGCCTTAGCTGCTTGCATGTGAAACAGCCTCCAGACCTTTTCCAATTAGTTCCTTGATCGCTTCCGTTCGGCTCCGCATTCCAGCGGGGATACCCCAAGCATCAACCTCACCAATCAAACCCTCTGGTAGGACGGCCACAACCCTGACGCGATTGTCATTCTGGCAGCTACGGCGATACCCTTTCGATGTGTCAGACATAATTACCTCTTGTTGTTACCAACAATGTTACCTTGCCAGACACTTTACAAAACAGCAAGCCTGTTTTTATCGTTGCACCAACTTTTTACATAGGCGGTAACAATGGTTGAGAAAAAGGACGGCTCCCAAAGGCGCGTTTACTCTTTGCCCACGGAACTTGTTGATAGAATTGTCCAATTCCAAAATGAGAAGGGATTTTCGTCTGAAGTTGAAGCCGTACGTAGGCTGCTCGATGAGGCATTGCTTCATCGCGATGACAAAGAAGCAATAATCCGTCGCTTTGTCAGCAAGCTACAAAACGTAAAAATACCTTCCGAAGTCGCTAAGGATGTGCTTGTCGGCCACCCGCTGATCAAGGAGATCAGTTTCGACAAAGACACCGTTAGTTTCACGATAAAAGATGGATGGCAAGTCAAGATTGACGCCAAAGGCAATTGCTATGAACGCCCCAGTGAGCATGCTCAATGGGAAGATTGGTCCCCCTTCTAAGCACCGACAAATGACCTCCTGCCGCCAGTAAGACCGTCCATCCGATAATTTGTAACCTACAAATCACATTTTT